CTTATATGATTCTTGTTGTAAAACGCTTTGAATCAACGGTTTTTTAAAGTTTTTTGTATCTTACTAGTATCTTATTATCTCTATTTTTTGGGTTCTTGTGGTGCTTCTAGTGTATAGTCGTTTTTACCTTCCATCGTGCTTTTTATTGCTTGCTTTATTGCTTCCTCAATCATAGTCAAATTTGGATTGAACCCGGTTTCCGGTATTCTTCCGATTGCCTTATTTAGTTCATAATCAGCCACGATATGCTGAGCGCTTCCAATGCGGTCCCAAAGTGGCGTATGCAGGTGCGTTAATATTAATTGTATCACGCAATGAGGGTCGCTTCCATGGTCACCGCCGAAAATATAATACAGTGACTTTTTATCCCGGGCGGATAGGTTCCGGGATATGGTCTCGTACCCCTTCGCGATTCCTTCATCGTCCAATCCGTCTATTATATCGCGGTCAGGATATGCCAACGCGATAAGGTACGGCACCGGGTTTTCCCCTGCCGTCCGTATCCACGCCATCAGCTGCGACACCGTTGGTTCAGATTCTCCGTTCTCCCAGTGTTGCACCGTTCTCCGTGTGATGTCCATTTCTGCCGCCATGTCCATCTGTGATTTTCCCCCGGCTTTCCTTGCCTGCTTTAGTGCTTCCGCTGTTGTTGTTAGCCTCATAATATACCCCCTTTCAATATTCACTCTTTAATTTTAGCAGAAATGAAAGGTGAAAAAACTTTCATGTTTTTTATTGAATTTTGAGAACTTTTTTAAGTTGTTTATGCTTCGAAAAATCTTTAAAATTGTAAAACAATTAAATGTGCAGAAAGGAGTCCTATATGATTAATTTTGTCCATCTATGCGGGTTTCTAATTCGTCAAAATTCAAGCTTCTACACGCTCCAATGCCCATCCGGGTTCTTTCCGTGCCGGCTTTCCGGCGTGGATCCCCCCGCGCTTTCTTCCGCCGTTGAAATTTTGGGCCATCTCGAAAATATCGAAACCGCCCGCCCGTTGTCGCTCGTCGTCTGTGTTGATGATTTTAATTTCTTGTAACTAAAAGCCGGGGAAACTTGCCCCGGCTTCCTGTTGTTATTGTTTGGTTATATCGATCGCTAGATTTGTTCCCGTTGCTGCCATTCCACTAACAACAATGGTTAGTGTAGATACTGGTTTTGTGCAATAGGTCCGAATGATTCCAGATACTCCCAGGGTTACAATATCCCCCGCCGCCTTTACGGTTTGAGATGCCGTCATTCCGGGAATTGCCACGCCGTCCTGATAGGCTGTCAACGTGATTGTTCCGGCTGCGCTACCGCTCAGCGTTGCTCCGGCTGCTATGTCATAGTATCCGGGTCCCGTCAGGGTGATTCCATTGCCCTGCAGTTGATAGTTCTGCCCGTATCTTCGCACAATTGTAGCCGGTGCATATGTTCCGCCATCTGGCAACGATACAACACTATTATTGATTGCATACAATGCACTTTTACAACTCATTTTCTCCTCCTTGGCTCCTCTGCCTGCATCATTTTGCCAACGCTGTCAAAATGGTTTAAATTGCGGCGCCGCATCCGCATCCACCGAACGGATTGGATCCACTGCAGTAGGTTGTTGCGTTAGGGTATCTCACTACCCCACACATAGCCGCCTGAAGCTGTAACTGGTTAACCTGTGCCTGCAGTGCTTCAATTTTATTCTGGGCGATTGCATCCAGAACTTTCTGCGTCTGCTCCGTGGTGTTGGCGTTAATTGCCGCGGTGTTAATTGCTCCGTTGTAGTTAACGCCGTCAATTGCTCTTTGGGTCGTGCAGCAGCAGTCGGAAATCCGGTTCTGTGTCTCGTTGAAGTTCCTTAGGTTCTCATAACCGAGATTACTTAATCCGTTCTGCAATCCCATATAATCCGCCTGAAGGCTGTCGTTCAGTCTTCCCACGCTGTTCTCCAGGCCGTTGAAGTTCATGGCGTTACAAAGTCCGGATTCCGTTACCGGTTCGCCTCCGCCGTTCTGGTTTCCTTTGTTCCAGTAGCCTCCGCCCATCATTAGCAAGATCAGCAAAGCGAAAATCCACATTCCGCCATTATTCCCACCAAAAGCATTATTGTCGCGGTCGGTCACTGCTGCAATGTCTGCGAGTGTCATTTCTCCCATTTTTTCTTTTCTCCTTTCAAAAAATAATTTAAATATGTTAACTTGCAAGTTTAACCGACGATTATAATTTAAAAATTTGCAATATTTTTTAAATTGCTCAGGAATTCGTCAACGTCGATTCCTCGTTCTCTGCATATTCTCCGAACCATCTGTTCCGGGCTTGCTCCGTTACTGCTTAGCATGTTCATCACTTGCCCCATCTGTGGTCCGCCTCTCATTGCCTGCCTTGCTTGTTCTATGATTGCCGGATTCAGTCCGGTGCTGTTCTGTTTCGGCTGATTTCTGAATATACTGCTCCCCATAATTCCGTATCTCCTCTCTGAACTGTTCGAACTCTTCCCGGGTTATGTAGTCGGATTCCTCTGCAGGTTCCGGTGTTTTCGCCTGTATTTCTTCGAATTTAAATTTTCGGATTGTTGGGAATCCGGCTCCATCCGTTGTTTTCAGGTAAAAAATATCTTCGTTCCCATCGAATAGGGCGGCGGAACTGTTTGGTGCCATTTGGTAGGCTTTCGCCCCTTCTTCTCCGGTTACTCGTGTTATTGATTCTTGCCTTATAGAATAATTTTGAAATTGATTGAATGGGCTATAATACACGGCTCCACCTCCTATCTCTTTTTTCAAAATCATTGTAAAAAAATAAACGGCAGTCACCCTTTCGGATTACTGCCGTTTTTTTCTTGCTTTATTCTCTTATTTCTTCCGGATTACTGCCGTATACGCTCCGCTTCCTTGGTGGTAGTATTGGGTCTAGCCTCTGCACTTCATCATATTTTTTCCGCAATCTGGAAATGATGCGATCAATTCCAGAAATTGAAATATTTAGCTCCATCGCCTGCTTTACTCGGGACCATCCAGCCGCCCGGGTCCGGATAACAATCTCCTCCTCTTCGGTTAGGTTTGCCAGCTGGATAAATCGTTCTAATACCAACTTGGTCCAGATTACTTCGTTCGTCATTACTACTTCAACCGGATCCGCACGTAAATTTTACGTTTCTCATATGATTTTTTTCTTTTCGGCCCGTAGTTCTTTTCCTTCACATCGGAACCGCCTGCTGAGTACCAAAGCGGATGCCCTTGTTTACTTTTGCCGGCGTAAACCATCGTGTGTGGCTTATTGGCAAAGCCGCAAATATCGCCCTTCTTAAGTTTTGCATACCTCCAAGACTTTCGGGGATATGCAATTTTCGCCTTCTTCCGGATGCGGGAGCTGCCGGACCCGTGAATCTTTGTATCAAGCCAAATGTATTTTCCTTTAGGAAGCACGCCGATAGATTGCAGCGCAAAAGAAACGTATGTAGCGCAATTCGTCCGTTTGTTCTTCAATGCGCTGGATAGGCTCTTGCAGGCGTGGTTCGCTGAATAACGAACGTTCGCCTTAATCATTTTTGCGGCATTGGTTTTCAGTGCCACCAGCAGCTTATCCACCTTGGTGCTGGGTGCAACTTTCAACAGCCGGACATATTTCTGGCCCTTGCTGTCCTTCCAGATGGTCCAGCCTTTCAGCGCTGGGACATAGACGTAATGCCCATTAATCTTGGTCGCGTGGATTACTTTCCCGGGCTCCAGCGTTTTAATTTTTTTGGATTTGTAAGACGGCTTAACCCGCACCGGATCCGCCTTGATTGTCTTGTAATACCTATCAATTTTTCTACTTTTTGCCATTGTAAACCGCCTTCCCTTTTTTGTTAAAAACGGAATAGCCGTTTTTATCGGCGCATTTTTTAGCGTTGGCCAAGTCCTTAAACGCGCCTTTTTGCGTTTCCGGCTTGTTCCACGCTTTCCGGACACGGTAGATTTCTGCGCCGGATGCTGCCGGCTTTTTGGTTCCGTCGGAAAACTTGACGCCCATATATTTGCATATTCCTTTGGCGATTGCCTTGCCGTACTTGTCCGGGTGGTCCCTCAATGTGGCCAAATCAGCCTTGATGCTTCCCGTTTCCAGGATGCACGCCGGCATGTCCGTCCCGTTCAACTCGAACAAATCCGTGCGACGCTGCACGCCTCTCGACCTCATTCCAACGCCTTTTTTTACGGCGCTGTTTAACGTTTTGGCCAGCTTCTTCCCGCTTCCGGAAACATAAAGCGGCATGACGCCCTTCGGCGCTCCGGAATAATCACAATGGATGGAAACGTAAAGGGCGGCGCCCACTCTATTGGCCCACCGTACGTCTTCGATCATGTTTTTATTGTTTCCGTGATCGGCGTCGCTGATTACCTTGACGCCGGACGCCCTCAGATACTTCACGGCTGCTTTTGTGATTGGCAGCATTAACGCCGCCTCCGTGTACTGCTTCCCGCCAGACTTGTAGGCGCATCCACTGTCCCACGCTCCGTCCAGGCTCACGCCGTGGCCACACTGTACTGCAATAGTTTTCATTTTTCGCCTCCTACTCTTCGGCCTGCTGGTCGTCGCTGTCTTCTTCTTCGTCTTCCTCTTCGTTCAGTTCGTGTTCCTGCACCTCGTCGTCCGTCAGCTCAATGTCCGGGCGCACGTTAAGGCCCAGCGCCTGCTTAAAAGCCTGATTCAGTCCAACGGCAGCCAATCCGGAAACGGCGCCGGAAACAATTCCGGAATAGTTAAATCCGGAAACGACCACACCGGAAACGGCGCCAATAATCAGCAGCGCCAGCGGGATCCACTTGTTATCCGTTGGTAAGAAATTCCGCATCACGAAACCAACGCAAAGGGAAAGTGCTACGATGCACGGAACGAAAAAATTAGAAATAAAGTTAATGTCCATAGTTTTATACCTCCTCAATTAAAAAACACCGTCAGCGGGCATTCTGTGCCCTTCTGCGGTGTGTTCTGTCTTATTGTTCTATAAGATGGTTTGTTAAATCTGTTTTAGCTTTTTTCATGGCTTCGACGTCGTTGCCATCAATGCCATGGGCCAGCAACGCCAAAAGTGCCCGTTGGGTAATTTTGTTGCCCTCTTCCAGACGCTGCATTCCGGTGTCCAGGTCGTTCAGCCTGTTATAATCATTTATGGCTTTCCGTTCCAGTTCCGCAATGCGGTGGTCCTGGGTTTCCCCGGGTTTCCGAAAATGTTTATAAATCCGAATCAGCACGCCGGCAGCAGCGGAAACGGACACGATGGCACCGGCCACCCATAGCACCCCCGCCGGGGTGATAATAATTTGCGTATTCACTTCATCACCTCCTTTCTCTTCTTCTCTCATTTCATTCTTGCTCCTTTCTGAATTTGGCACGAAAAAACCACCCTTTCGGGTGGCTTTTCGGTTATTCTGTTTTGAAATCCTCTCTGACCGCTCTTTCTAGTAGCAGCAGCACGTATTCCGGAGCTTCATTTGTTCCCTGTTCCCAGTTTTGAATTGTTCGCAATGGGATGCGGTACAAGTCTCCGAACTTCTTCTGACTCAATCCGGTTAATGCTCGGATTTCTTTGCATGTTATCATTTGCGTCTCCTCTTTCTTTTGTGCAAAACATACAGCACCGCAAGTGCACCAATTAGAAATTCTATTGTCATGTTTTCCACTTCATGCTAAAATTCACATACAAGGGGTTGTTTCCAACCCCTTGCTGAAATTCATGGAAGTGGTTACCCTATTAACCACTTCCAAAGGAACTTCAAGGTTTCCACGATGATGTTCCCGATTACCAGAATTATTATTCCGGTACGGATATCACTGGATTCCTCTTCCGTGAATTTCTTCATGATTTCCTCCTTTCTATTTCAAACTCTTTAACTTACGAGTTTATTATATACCCGATTCGGGTATATGTCAATAGGATAGGAGGATTTTTTTCTTTATTTTTCAAGATTTTTTAAGAAATCCGGAGTTCGCCCTACGCTCCGCCGCCCGGGATTGCATCTGTCGTGCTCCCAAGGATGAAGCCGTCCGTGATGTAGGTGAAAATTCCAATGGCGTCATTGCCTTTTGCTAACGCATCACTGCCACAATTCCGGACGGTGAACCCGCCGGCTTGCGATATAAAAAGCACGTTGGCATTGTTGCCATAGTAGGATACGGCTCGGATTCCTTTGGTTGTAATTGGTCTCGGGATTCCGGTGATGGTTCCGGTTGCCAAATTCTTGCCAGGATTAACCGCTGCGGTTGTGGCAACACCGAACTCCAGTTGAACAAGATTCCCGCACCTCCACCAATTCGGCTGTATGGATACGCTTCCGGTTGTAGCCGTGGCGGTGCCGGTGCCGGTTGTGATTTTGGTGAAGGATATCCCGCCGCCTGAATCATCATTGCAATGCGCATACAAATCGCCCTTGATTCTTACGTCACCATCACCTGTTATCGCGGCCGAATTATACGGTTCTTCTTCGTCTTCTTCGTCTTGGCTACCTCCCGCAACAACAAACCTCGCCGTTATTCCTTCCGCCGTTGTTTTATTTTTATAGCCGATAACAAGCTGATTCGGCGCATCTGTATGCAAGAATGAACCTAAAGCGAAACTGTTCCCTTGTTCCGCCTGATTACTATAACCAAATGCGCAAGAGTTGGCGCCCGCCGTGCACAAGTTACCACAAGCGATTGAATAAGCCTGTGCAAAACTCAAAACGCCTATGGCCATAGAGTAGCCATCGGCAACATTACCGGTTCCGATAGCTAGCGAAAAGTCTCCGGTATCATTGTATTCGGGCCAGTTTAGCCTATTTCCAATTGTTGCCATCCCCAACCCGTAGGCAGCAGGATAGGTTAACGCAATATCAACATCAGAAAAATCGCCCTCATAACTTGGCCTGAAATGTTTTACTTCTGTTTGAAATGCGTTCTCCTCGAATGTGATGCTTATATGGTCGCCTGATATTCCCAATGTGTAAGAATTCGGATGATACTCATCTAGTGGAACGATTGCATTGTTGTCTAATACGCCATCATCGTTTTCGTGGTATATGAGTTTCACGGTAACGTGCGTTTTCAATTCGCCTTCATTTGCATAATTTTTATTTATTTTGTACGTGGATAGTCCCGTGCACTTCCCGTCTGTTAGATTTTTGTTTATTACATCATATACGACCGGCGCATACTTCGTCGCGTTCGACAATCCAAATTTTGCAAGTGGCTGGCCTTCTGCCATTATATCAATTCCGGAATCGTCAATGTTGATGTTGCTTCCTTCATCGTTTCCAATTTTGCAATTTATTGCGCCGAAATAAGCCGTCGCTTTTTCCTTCGATGCGTCCACAATGTACAGTCCGGACGACTTTACATCCGTCCGGAACTTTCCGCCTGCCGGGTCCAGCACGTGAGCGCCTAATTTATCATGATAGAAATATTTTTTCTGCTCGTCGATGTCGCCCTGCGCTGCTTCCGCTGCTGCTTGTGCCGTTGCCGCTGCCTTCCCGGCAGTATAAGCATCAGACGTTGCGGCTTGTGCCGCGGAATGTGCTGTCTCGGCCGCTGCCGTTGCTGATTCTGCTTTCTGCTGCGCCAGTGCAGCGGATGATGTGGCTTCCTCTGCCTTCTGCTTTGCCGTTGCGGCGTCTGTTGTGGCCGCTTCCGCCTTTTCTCTTGCGGTGTCTGCCGCTGTTTTTGCTTCCGCTGCGGATGCGGTCGCTTCTTCTGCCTTCTGCTGCGCCAGTGCAGCGGATGCCGTAGCCTCTTCCGCCTTCTGCTGGGCAATGTCTGCCGATTCCTGCGCCGTCGTTGCGGTGTCTGCCGCGGATTGGACTGCGCCGTCCATGTAATCCTCGTAGCTGTAGTCGTCGTCTTCGTCTTCCGGGTCTTCCGGAACATCTTCTCCCAGCTCCGTTAATTCCGCGGTGTCTGATTCCTCCACCGCTTCGAATTCCACGGCGATCCAGTTATAGCTGCTAGGGTTCAGAACTTCCGTGCTGCTCATACTGATACAGTTGCCAATATAGGCAGCGTCCTCGGTTTCCTCCAGCGTGAAACCTGTCGTCCCGTCCGGGCTGTTCGCCCACGCATTATGTAAATAGAATATTGTGTTATTTTCACGCTCTAATTTTGTTACCATAAAAGCCTCCTACTATCTGCCGATCGCGATCCAGTGGAATGCCGACGGCCATGCGCCGGTCCGTCGTGCCCTGTACGTGAAGCCCGTTTGCGTAACGGACGAAATGCACCACTCCGTTGAATTCGGCGCATCTGCTGTTGGCGTTACAACCACGTACGGCGCAACCGTAAACGGCACCGGGAACTGGACCGTTACGGAATAGTTTGTATTTGCTTTTTTTATCGGGCAGGACCCTTTGCCCGCCTGAATGTTCGGCGCGATTAGATTCCCGGCGGCGTCAACTGTTACGCCGTTCAGCGCATCCGCCACCGCGTTCTGCACCTCCGTCGTCAAGTTTTCCGCATCCAGCGGCGTGCCTTCCTGGTATACTTCACCTTCTTCCGGTGTCATGTCGTACGTGTTCGCCTGCCCGTCCACCGGTGTCAGTGTCACCCGGTTCGGGAACTGGCTGGACCTATCAATAAAACCCATTGTTCGCCTCCTATCTAAGATAATAGCCGGCTCCGGTGTAGCCCGTTCCGGCGTGTCTCTGGTATTTTTTATTATTCATCATGATGATTTGCTTCCGGTTTACTTCTTCGCAAACCTGTTCAATATATCTAACTTGTTCGGCAATTATGGAACCGTCCACCGTAGATACGCCGATGATGGCCACGCCCCACATGGCCGCCAACCTGTCTGCCGTTCCGGTGATGGTGTCCCAATCCTCTGCCGTTAGGTAACTATCCGCCGTCCAGGTTTTCCCAAGGGCGCCGGCAGTGCTGCCGGATAGTGTGGCCAGGTTTCTGGCGATCCGGTTGATGTCTTCCACCGTCAGCAGGTCGGATTCCTGCCAGTCTGTTCGGATGTCCATTTATACCCCTTTCCGGTACGCAATTTTTGCCTGCGTGCCTCCGGCCTCGTGCGTCAATTCGATGTCGGAAATTTGCACAACCTCATAATCTGCCCCGGCGTCGTTTAGATGTTTGTTTTTTTCGGTGTGGTGAAACCGTACCACGTCCCGTGGCTGCATGCGTGGGTCGCCCTTCCATGTAAATTGCCCGGTGATGTTCGATATTTCGAACCGCCGGCCGTGCCGTGGATAGATAACAGCAGCGCCCGCCTTTATGTTGCCTTTAACTTCCAGCGGCTGCAGTTCCAGTGTGTAGCCCGGGCGGCCTGTTGGCGCCGTGATGGTCACGGAACCGCCCGACACGCTCAGCTTCTTGCCCTTAGCTATGCACGGATTAACGTACACGGTTTTTTTCTTCCGCATGTTCGATTTTTTCTTTTTGTATGTTTTATAGCTGCACTTGTACAGCTTCCCTTTTTTCTTCTTTCGGTAGTAATACGCGTATTTCTTCCCGGCTTTTTTCTTTGCCTGATAGCTTAGGCGCTCCGGCGCCCAAATCAGGTTTTTCGCATTGCTCACCGTATAAGCCCAATAAGGCCCACCGGACGGGTTAATATTGTAACGCTTCCCAGCCACTGCCGTTTTCCGTTCGTCCAGCTTGGTCCACGTGTTGGACCTTACGGCAGCGCACCCCAGCAGGTATTCGCTGTTTCCGGATTTGATGGCCGCAAGGTTCCGGTCCACGCTCCGTGTTACCTCCCCGCAGTCCTCTTCGTAAATGTCCCATTTCGCCGCCGGCTGCCGCCATGTTAGGCGCGGGATTCCGGCATCCACGAACGCCGGCCAGTATTCACCCGGAACCGTTCCCACGTGTATCAAATCCGCCGCCAGCGTCCGGGCATCGGTGTCCGGAATTAGGATGCTGGATTCTGTTCCGGTATTCCTTCCAGTCGGGGCGCCGTCGCTGGATAATGCAGCACCGCCGATTCCTCCCCGGATAGTATTCTCCAGAAGGCTCCACGCCTTCTGGTATCCGTTCCCGGTTCTAGTATTGATTACTTGGGCGGAAATCTTTTTTTCGGCCAAGTGCCGGGCGGCATCTTCTCCCTTGATCGTGATTAGACCGTCCGCCATCGTCGCCGGCTCCGACAAGTAGAAATGGCGGGTTTCGGACATGTCCCCCGGATATCCGGACTGATAATAAATACTTGCGTTATCGCTGATATTTGAAATAGATGCGCTTATGTCTTGCGTCCAGTAAACCTGTAGTTCAATCTCTGACGTTGGGATTGCTTGCGTGTCCACCGATAGGTCCGCCCGTAGTGCAAGCGACGCTTTAACAATATCCGCCTCCGTGAAATCCAAACTGATGCCGGGCGCCATATCGTACAGAATTACCCGGGTGGAATCAGAATCGTTTGTTATTGTCACCGTGCCGGACTTTGCCCCGGCCGGAATAACCACGCGGGGCGCGATCGGCATAGAGTAGCCCATCGTGCTGGCCGTTATCGTCCCGGAAGATTCCGGATCAAAAACCAGTGTAATGGATGCAATTTCGATTTGCTTGTTCAGCGCCCAATTAATTGTTACGCTCTGATCCGCGCCCACATGTGTCTGCAGCCCGGTTTTTCCGGTGGCATCGCTCACCGGTTCCCCGGATTTGGGCACGGTCTTTCGGCTGCCGTTCAGCGGGACCCCGCCGCCGGAAAAGTCTGCCACCATCCGGCGGGGGTATTCCGTTGTTATGGTGTCGAACACGGCCAGCCCGTCGCCGGACGGTGTGGCCGTCATTTCCACCCTGGTGTCCCTGCCGTTAATTCCGGCCAAAATCTTCATGGGCTTCCGGAACTGTTTTTTGTTTTCGTCGTCAGTTTTGCTCATTGTGCTGCTCCAATCATGCGCACGCTGCAGGCTAGGTCCGTGAATACGGCCGTGCCGTCCGGGCGTGTCACCCTCGTGGGCGTTCCTTTGAATCCAGAAACCAGAATTTCAGCGGTCTGCCGGGTGCCGGTTGCGTCGGTAAATTCCATGGTGGTTTCTTTCCCGACCATTCCGGATAGTTTTCGCACCATTTCATCCGTTAAGCAATCCCACGTTAATTCCATATCGTCGGAGTATTTCGTCCCGACGATATCGCCGCAAACCTTTCCGGTGCAGGTGGTGTATTCCGCTTGTATGATGGCCGTTTTTTCAACCACCATATCCTTCGGCCGAAAAATGTCCACCCCCGCGATCTTAATCATGCTGTATACTTCCATTTTTCGCCTCCTATCCTAACCGGTGTTTATATGTGTCGTATAGGTCCACAATGGTCTCGCCCAGTTTCGGACCGGACGGGTAAAGGAAATTCTGGATCACAATCGGCTGCCCGGAATTACCGCCCTGAATGGCCAGCGCCGTAATAATTCCATTTGTAATATTATCGCCCATCTGATTCATCTTCTGGCCCAGCTGGTCCCATAATGTGGCCAGTGGAACAACTGCTTCCGCTCCGCCGTCTCCGACTCCATGGGTGCCACCTGCCAGCAGTGTCGGGCGGTCAAAGATTCCGCCCTTCCGGTGCCAGCTTACGCCCATACTTTTCGGGTAGCTGATACTGCCCAGCTTCTTGTATGTCTTGCTTCCTTCCGAAAGTGAAAAACTCGGTAGCTTGATATTTTTGAAAATTTTTCCGATGGAAATCGGGAACCAGCTTTTTATTTTGTCCACAATTCCTTTAATTTTGTCCCGGGCCCGGGTAAATGGCCCCGTGATTTTTTCCTTGATAGAGTTCCACGCTGTGGCCGTTCTACTTTTTACACTGTTCCATGCACTAATCATTTTGGACTTGATTGCATTTAAGATTGAAACTACAAGTGACCGGATTAATTTCAGCGGTGCCGAAATGGCCGCCTTGATTCCGGACCATGCGCCCTTTGTAATCTTCTTTATTCCGCTCCACACCGTGCTCCAGTCTCCTCGGATCAGTCCGGAAAATACCTTGATGATTCCCAAAATGATATTTAAGGCCGATTGCACGGCGGTCTTTACGATACCAAAAGCGGTTATAAATACGGGCGCCAGAATCCCGGCAACTGCCCGCCATACGGCTTTGATCGTGCTGCAAACCGCTTTGAATTCTCCGGCAAATGGTGCCAGCTCTGCCTTCACCGCGTTAACGAACTGCTGCACGGATAGTTTTATCTGGCTCCAAATCTGATTAATTTTTTCTTTGAATTGTTTATTGTTGTTGTACAAATAAACAAACGCCGCAACAACTGCACCGATCGCCGCAACCACCAAGCCCACCGGGCCGATCATTACGGATAATGCGCCGGACACTTTCGAACCGATTCCGGAAGCGATTGTTCCCAGTCCTCCCAGTTCGGTAATTGCCCCGGAAAGTTTCTGAAATCCACTAATGGACTTCCCGATGGTTCCGGCAATCTTCCCGCCGATTAATAGCGCCGGGCCAAGTGCAGCCACGAACACGCCCACGCCCGTGACGGCCTTCTGTGCTGCCGGGCTCATATTCGAAAACTTGTCCGCCAGACGGCCAAGCCATTCGGCGGCCGCTTGAACATACGGCGTCAAGTTGTCGCCGATTCGAATGGCCAACGTCTCCGCCTTAGATTTCAGCGACGTAACTGCACCGCTCAAATTGTCCTGCATGGTGGATGCCATCTTTCCGGCGGCTCCGTCTGCGCTGCCTAAAGCGCTTTCAAGTTTTCCGATGTCTTTGTCGCTGGAATTCATAAGCGCTAAAAATCCGGACATGGCATTTTTTCCAACTAAAGTTTTTGCAGCTGAAACCTTTTCAGATTCCGAAAGCCCGGAAAATGCGTCCCGGGTATCCCCCAGGATGTCTTTCAGGCTCCGCATGGACCCGTCTGCGTTGGTTGTCTGAATGCGTACGCTTCCGATACTCTTCCCGGAAACGGTAAAATCCTTTGACAGCCCCTGCATGATTGTCCGGAGCGATGTTCCGGCCTGTGTGCTCTTAATGCCCTGGTTTGCCATAAGCCCAAGAGCCTCCGTGGTGTCCTCCACGGAATAGCCCAGGGAACCCGCAACCGGTGCCGCATATTTAAAAGATTCACCAAGCATTTGAACGTTTGTGTTGCTGTTCGCGGATGCGGTGGCCAAAACGTCCGCAAAGTGCCCGCTATCCTTTGCGGATAGACCGAACGCGGTCAAGGCATCCGTCACGATGTCGGAAGTGGTGGCCAAATCCTCACCGGATGCCGCCGCCAAATCCATCACGCCTTTAATTCCGGAAAGCATGTCGTCTGTTTTCCATCCTGCCATGGCCATGTAGTTCATGGCGTCAGCCGATTCGGATGCGGAAAACTTCGTTTTGTTTCCCATCTCAATGGCCTTATTTCGTAAGGCTTCGAAATCCTTCCCGGTGGCGCCGGCCACGGCGGAAACCCTGGACATGCTGCTGTCAAATTGTGCCGTAGTATGCACGGACACGGCACCAACTCCCGCAACTGCCGCGGATACCGGTGCAATTTTCCGGCCCGCCGCCGTCATTTTTTCGCCGGCCTGGCTAAACTTCTGCCCAATCTGCTCCAGCTTTGGAGATTTCAGCGCGTTCAGTTCCTTCTGAAACTGCTGCACCTCCTGCTTTGCCTGCTCAATCTTCCGGGAAACTTCCAGATACTCTTTTGACGTCTTGTCCACGCCTTTCGCATCCAGTTGGTTCTGTACGTCTTTCAGCTGCTCCAACTTTTGCTTTGCTCCGTCTACCCGCTGTCTTAATAGCGTTTGTTTCTGGGTAATCAGATTAATATTAGTCGGGTCCAGCTTTAGCGCTCTGTTAACGTCCCTTAATGAAGATTGTGTCCCCCTTGTAGCCTTGTTAATTTGCCCCAGGGCCCTGTTTAGGCCCGTGGTGTCTCCATCAAACTTAATTGTGATTCCTTTTACCGTGCCGGCCATTCTGTTCGCCCCTCTCTCACGTTCAAATTTCCAAAGGTATAAATACTCGAAAGCCTTATTTCATGCCCCTTAGAGGGCATTTGAACGGCTCTTTTTTTTCTGCTTATCTGCCAAAAAATGCATTCCAATCAGCCTGCGTGGCTTTTCTCGCTTTTGGCTCCGTTTTTTTCGTTTCGGCGCTGCTGTGCTGCTTGTTATAATCAATACAAAAATCAACCACCTGCCCCAGCGTCATTTTTTCCACCGCTTCAAGGGTTAGGCCTCTGCTGATAGCACCGATAATGATGCCGTTCGTGTCGATGCTTTCGGCTGGTTCTTCTTTGCCAATTTCCCCAGCCTCTTCCGGTTTTTTTCCGATACCACTGTACTAATTACGGCGTCAAGAACTTCCGGAACAATTTTATCCAGCGGGAAATTTTCGAACTGGTTCGCCCAATCAAACGGCGCCGGAATAGATTCGTCCGCATTTTTCGCCATCGCCCAGATGATGTTTAACGCCGTTGTGAATTCGGCGCCGGCGAATGAAATCATGGCACTTGAAACGGTGTCGGAATCCAGCAACTTGCGCCATTCCAGTTCCCCGGATTCGTCCATAGCGCCGCCAACCAGCACCAGCCCGGATTCCAGCATCGGCAGCAGGTCCGGCAGAATGTCGTGGCCGAACTGTGCCCGGTATCGTAATACCCAGCCCAGGCTTGCATTTAATTTTATTTTCTGATTCTCTGAAATGTTAATTTCTTTTATCATTTTTTTATTCTCCCAATAAAACAAGCGGCGGGGATTTTCCCCGCCTAAAAATTAAACTGTTGCTTTTCCCGTGTTTGCGCTCTGGCTTCCCGGCTTAAGGGTTGGCATTTTCGGCGCCGTGAAAAGTGTGGAATACCCGGTCGCTTCCGGCGGATATTCTACCAGCGTCATGCCGGTGCTGTTGTCACCGGTTACCGTAATATCAACGGAATCGGTCTCAACGTCCACCTTGTCCTCGTTGGTTTTGTGCTCGTGCTTAATCGGTCCCATGGACACATTCAGCAGCAGGCCACGGCTGTTCTGTGCGTCGCCTTTTGCTTCAAAGGCAATATAAACCGCTGGTTTATTCATGCCCTTGATGTTCACGATTCCGCCATCAGCAGTTTCGGCGTAGCCCATCAGCGCCAACTTAATCTCTTTGGTAAACATTGCCACCTCAAGGGACCCGCTGAATCCGTTGTCTCCGTTCTGGGCGTAATACTTTACATTATCTGCATAAAATTCAATTTCCAATGTTTCCGGGTCGAGCGAAAGAGACACCGCGCCCGGCAGCGCCATCGGCGTGCCCAGTGTTGCCGCTCCGTCCGTTCCCACTTTATACTCTCCAATGTGTACATTTGAAAGTCCAAATGTTACTTTATTGCCTGCCATTATTAACCTCCTAGTTTACTTCGTAATAGATAACCCACATGTTATTTTCTTGAATATAATTATCTTCTGACTTCTGGAACCTGTAGCCCGCGTCCAGAAGAATGCGCTCGATGCGCTGCTCCTCTTCTTCGTCCTTCTTCACAAAGTAGTATTGTAGTTCGTACCCGGGCCGCGTGTAGTAGTCCGAATCATCGGCGGAGAAGGATTCCGCCCCGGATCCGCGGTAAACCAAAAAAGGCGGCTCCCAGCCGTCTTCCGCGTTCCCGAATGCAAGCGGGATTTTTAAATCCTTCAAAACCATTTTTTCGTAAAATGTCAAAGTAGTTTTTTCACCTCCTCAAGGAATTTGGCGTTTCCTGCTGCTTCCGCCTTGGTGATGTGGCCATCACCTTGATAATAGCCATAGGTCCCCATGCCGTTCCGGATAGTGTGGCCATTGTTCAGAAGATACGTAAGCTGCGGCTTTTTGTCGTTGTACACCAGCCGGAATCCTCCGCGGTAGCTTTTCTGCTTCCAGCCTCCGGCGTAATCTCCGGATTTCCTCGGTGATGTCGCTTTTAGCATTCTTATAGTATACGCGGCCGCCTTCTTCGATGCCTCTGCCGTCTTCTCTTTTACTTCCTCCGAATACTCGTCCAGGATTTCGCCTATTACAGCGCTCAATCCTTCCACCTCAACCACGTCACTCATTTTTTTCACGCTCCGTCAATGTTATTTCAATCGTTTCGCCTTTTACGTACGTCCGGACAACGACATACTCCACGCCGTTAATAACCACATGGGATTGCCCTTCGTAGTCCCGCCGATCGGATAGCACTATAACCATAGTTGGCTGCATTCCGGTGGTGGCCGCTTGGTAATACTCCGCCCGGCTCACGCTCTTCACCTCTGCCCATCGTTCTTTTTCTTCTTCGGCGTGGATGATGTTCCCATACTTGTCCCGGCCGGATTCCGTCCGGCGTATTAGCTTGATCCGCGTATCATACACCGGCGCCGCCTCCTTCCTGGTACTTTTGCATGGTGGCCATGTTATCCCGTAGCATTCTGTAGCGCTTTTGGTACCAGTCTTTATCGCCGCCAAAATCAAAAGCCGATTTACAAAAAAGTTCAACGCAAAACATAACTAGCGGATCCATTTCCGGCTGCTGCCGGATTCCTACCGCTTCCATGTCTGCTTTGGCCGCTGCTATTGTTTGCGTGATTTCTTCATCCGCATCCGTGTGGCTGATTCTCAGGGCTGCCCGGATTCTTTCTGTTTCTGTCATTTTTTCCGCCTCCTAGTTAATCGGCGGGGATTGCTCCCCGCCTAAAAAGATTAAGCAGTGGCAAAAGTGATATAGGCACCCGCGCCGGCATCACGCATGCAGCCTTCCGCACGGGCGTATCCGGAAATAATAATTTTGTGGTTCTTGATATCCCGATCATTCTCAATCATGATATCCTGGACCATGTTCAAAACAAATTTTGATGTATCAACAATAAAAATATCGTCCCCGGCGGCAGCGTCTTCCTTGACATCGTAGCCCAGTGTGCAGCCGTCACGGAATACCGGCTGGCCGGCAGTGTCTACCATTCCCACAATCTGTTCAAATTTCTTTGCTCTGCTTGCGTAAACTTTCAGATTCGTTCCGCGCTGCACGGATCCCACCGCCTTGCAGAAATCCGCAAAGGTCAGGTTCTTGCCCTTTGCCACGGTAACGGCAGCGGCACCCAGGTCGGTTTTCATCTTAGCGAAAATTTCAGTTGCCAGCGCTTCTCCCATGGAATTGGCCACCTCGGTCGCCAGGTAATCCTCCAGGGCGCCCTGGCTCATTTTAGCCGCGGCATAGCTCAGCTCTACGGTCTTCGCGTAGTCCTGGCCCACAAGGGTCACCTTCACGAATTCATTGTCCTCCAAGGTTGCGGCTGTTCCCTCTTCCACCTTTCCGGCTTTTCCGGCTTTTACTTTGGTGTGCTTGGTAACTTCCAGGATCACGCCGGTGCGCTTGATGTCGATGTCGCCCAGAATAGGGTGGTCTGTGTAAATGTTATCCCAGATTTTGTCGTCCAGTGCCTTCGGGATTGCGATGGCATCGGTTCCGGCAGTCAAAAGGGTGCTTCTCTGCTCTTCGGTTGCCTCGCCTCTCAGATTGGCATAGAATGCGGATCTGTATTCTTCGGATGCAATCATTTCTGTTCTAGTCATGTTCTTGTTAGCTCCTCCCTGCGGGTCATTGTTCTGCGGGCTAAAAATCGGGGTTCCAAATTCTGCCGCATTTCTTAAATTAATTTTTCTTTCTTCAATTCGGATTTTCGCCAGGATGCTTTTCGCTTCCTCTGCCAGTTCGTTGCTTCTGGCTTCGATTTCTTCGGCGGTCATTCTTTCGCCGTCGTCGCCTTCGCCGTCGTCTCCGTCCAGCTGCTCAATCAGGCCGTCAAGTTCCGCATTAATTTCCTTCAATCTTTTTCTCAGTTCTTCAAGATTCATTAAATTATCTCCTCTCTGATTTCTTCCAGTTTGATTTTTAAAATTTTCCGTTGGAGCTCAGCTCTCCTCTGCGCTCTCTCTTCTTTTTTGCGGAACTCCTCCGCCTTCTGGATTACTCCATCCATGTATTTTCGCGCCGCGATTTCGGTGCCATCATTGGCCGGGATCGATACGGCGGAAACGTCAAAAACCTTCCGGATGCTTCTCGGACCCCATTCTATTGTCCGGGTCTCCGTGTTATACGTTGGGCCATCCTTTGGGATAAAGCCCCAGCTCATCTTCGTGATTAATCCGGCCCGGATGTCTTCCAGCAGTCCCCGGCTGCCTTCCGTGCTTCCCAGGTCTGCGATCACCTTTAATCCGTGGTCGTCAATTTTTAAATTCAGCGTGCCATTAGATTGCCGCGCGAACACGCGGCCATTATGGTCGTACTGCATAATGACGTCGGACATATCGCAACCATCAAAGGCAGCAGCGGAAAAAGATTCATAGACTGGCCCGTCTTCATCTTCAAAAAAAAGATATGGGCCAAAAGTGGCCGCATAGCCTTCCACGGTTGTCCCGTCCTGTTCGTCAGCTCTTGTCTGTAGTGGCTGCGCCGTCCTGTACTGTCGTTCCTTCTTCACCGGCATTTCCTTCTCCTCCTTCTTCCGTGTTGTCGCCCGTTTTTCCGATTTCTTGCGCTTCCGCGTACTCTTTCCGGATGTATCGTTTGTCGCCGCCTTCTACCGGCGCCATGTTGTAGATTTCCAAGCCCTGATTTGTGGTTATAAATCCCCGGTCGAATAGTTGCGTTACAGTGTTCAATTTTTCCGTCGGGGATAGGTATTCAAGGCGGTTCGATGTGAATATGATTTGATTGCCGTACGCCTGCGCCGTGTCGCTGAATGCCATCTGCGTGTGCACCAACGACGCCTGCAGCGCAAACGGCTCAATCTTGCCCTCGTAGAACGCCGCCCATTGGTCGGACGTAAATCGGTTTTGTAAAATTGCCTCATTGACGCCGAAATAAGAAAACACGTTTTCTTTAATTTGCGCCATCTGTTCGGCGTTCACGGTGAACTGCTGGGATTGCACCTGCTGCATACTCTCATATTTCTGATCTATCATCATCACGCCGCCATTGTTGGCGCTGGATAGGTTCGATTCCGTTAGGCGCCGGCGCTCTTTTTCGATGTCGTCGCCGTTCAGCGTCATGGCCAGTTTTGCGATAAATCTAATGAAAGCGCTGTTTTGCACACCTTCCACTATTCCTTGGTTATTGGTGTTAATAAGTTCCATAGTAGGCTGCAGCACCCGGTTATCTTCTCCGAAAAAGTCCGAATTATATAAATACTGATTCAGCACGCCAACCTTTTCACGCTCAACCGCTGCTACACCTGCCGGGAACCGGAAACGGAAATATTCCCGCCCTTTATACTCTATCAATTCCACATTTCGGGGGTTGACCGGGTAGAATCCGGTTACCGTCTTCATGTCGTCCGCATAAAGCGGAATAATGAAGGCGCTGTTCTCCACCATCAGTGTGGTGGCCAGCTTATACAAATACTGCGACGCTACCATGTGCGGGTTCGGTGCCTGCTGAATTCGTCGGGCAAATGTCTCGTTCCCCTTCCCGGTCACTTCCGGTTTTAACTTGCTACAGTGGGTCGCAATGCAGTGGATTGCCGCCCTCGTTAGCTCCATTTCATACACGCCGCCCTCGAAAGACGTGAAGGCTGGGCGGTATGCGTTCATGAGTTCAAAGTAATTTTTAACTTGCTTTTCTATTTTCGTTTTCTTCCTGATGTTGTCAAAAAGTCCCATTTATTACACTCCTGAATTTAGTCCGATGTATTTGTCGGCCACATTTTGAAGCACCACAAAACCATCTAACAAAGCAGCCGTTCCATCAATTCTGTTCCGTTGGTCACTGCCTTTTACTGGCTGGATGTTTCCGTTGATGTCCGTTTTTACTGACGTATTAAGCAGGCACCATTTGTCGATTGGGTTGTTGTTGTAGATTACCCGGTGGGCCTTAAACTCTGCCGCCAGCTGCTTCATTGGTTCCGATAACGTATAGACACCCTGCCGCACCGGCATCATTGAGCGGGGCCCGAATGCGCCCTTGTACTCCCGAAGGTCGGCGTCGCCAATGTGCCACGGGTCGTAGCCAATGAATGGGATATAAATCCCTTCTTGTTCCCGTAGCTCTTCGAACCATTCTAAAAATATGCGCTTATCGCATTTATTCCCCGGGCAGGTTCTCATATAGCCCTTTTCAACCCATAGTTTATAAGGCGCGTTATCTCGTTCCCGGCGGCTGCCGTTGTTCTGCTCCAGCACCTCTTCCGGAATCCAGTACATCGACCGCACGTATAGTTTCGGATCGTCCGGACGTTTAAACAGCACTTTGGCCGCGTTTAAGTCCGTTGTATCTGCCGCATCGAATGCACCAATTCCATATTTAAATTTGATTTCGAATGATTCTTCGTTGTTTAGTTCCTCATAGGTTAGCCAGCCCGATGCGCTGTTTTGTTTCAAGTCGAAATCCTTCACTAAAACGGTTGGCTTAAAAGTTGCGTCCACTTTTGCTTTTTCAACGTTTGCTTTTAGCTTTTCAAAACTTTTGATTGTACCTAATCCCGGATTTGCCTTCATCCACTTTTCCGGATCCGTCCATTCTTTCAGGTTGTCCAGTTCGTAGATGAGCGGTAGAAAATTCTCGTCTTCAATATCGCCCGCCAGCACCCCGGCCGCGTATTCATATTGAGCATCGAAAATGCCATTTCGAACAAATCCGTTTGTCGTGATGCAGAATATTAACGGCTGCTCCCGTGCCGTTGTGCCTTGCTTAACTAGGTCATACAAATCACGGTTCTTGATGGCCGCCAGTTCGTCGATGATTGCGCAGTGTACGTCCAGGCCGTCCAGTGTGTTGGTATTGGATGCCAGCGCCCGAATTGTGCCCATATTCGACGGCTGGTAAATGTCACTGGTTCTTTTCCTTGTGTGCTTCCTTAGTAGCGGGCTCATTTCCCGCATCTTAAGTGCTGCCGTAAACCCCAGGTTTGCCTGGTCCTTCGCGGTGGCCACGTTGTAGACTTGCGGGGCGCCTTCCCGGTCGTTGCATAGCATCGCCAGTTCGACGGCAGCGCACTCCGTTGTCTTTCCATTTTTTCGCCCCTCAACAATTAGGCATTCGTTGTATTTTCTCTTGTCGTTGTCGTCAACAAATCCGAATAGCGCCTGCAGGCGTGCCTTCTGGAATAGTTCAAGCTCTAGCGGCATACCCAGCCGGCCGGATGGTCTTTTACAAACGGACTCAATAAAATTAATATGCCGGTTTGCCAGTTCCGGGTCGAAATGAAACCGCCCGGGTTGTGCGTAGTCCTGAAGAATCTTGTCCGCCGCCTGCTTCAGTTTTTCGCACACCGGAATTTTATTATCCAGGGCCGCCGAAAAATATTTTTCGATTTCAATCACTTTAGCCCCGTCAGCTTTTGGAATTCGTCAAGCTCCGGAACTTCGGCGGATTCCGGAAGAAATCCCGTCAGCTGCTTAATTGCAGCCGTGTAGTTTTTTATCATTGTGTTATAACTCTTCTGCGCCGGGTTCTCAGTCATGACTTCGAATCCGTTCCCGTTGGTCGTCGTAATCACGGCGCCCTGTTCGTCTACAATGTTTTTCAGTTCTGTTAGTGTGCCGGCCATCCATTCAATTTCTGCCGCCAACTTCTCCCCGAAAACCCGCTGTTCCTCGGGGATCTCATTAACAATTTTTTCTAATTGTTTGGCAAAACTGGGCTTCTTTTTACCTCTTGCCATAATAACCCCCTTTCGTGCGAGAATTCGTCCCGCGTCAAAATTAATGTACCCTCCCCAACGGTCCTCCCGGGGTGTTCTTCACCCCGCCCCCTGGGGGGGTTATCGTTGATAACTTTCAAAAAATTTTTCGGATAGTGCAATTTCGAAGGCCTCGTTCCGCCTCCGCTCTTTCCGGATTCTTTCCCGGCAGTCTTCCGGCGTGCTGCTCATCTCGATTAGGTCAGCGCCCAACCGCTCTGCCAGCTCCTGCCGCTTCCCTTTAATCGGTTCCGCGATAATGATCCAGACGTTCCGGCAGTCAATGTCCTGCCCCTCTGCCTGGGTGTCTTGCTGGTGTGCCTGCTCTTCGATTTGTTCATAGATCCAATCCCGCAACCGAATCGAGAACGCCAGCAGGTTGTTGTCCTTCCGGTTCCCGGTCCAGCCCATCGCATACCGTAGCGCGTCAAGGTCCACAACCAAATCAAGCGGGTGCCGATGCCGTGCCACATACTCATGCCGGCCGGATCCTGGCGCACCGTTAACGATGTGCCGCGCCTGGTTGTGAAGCTGGCCATCATCGTCCACATAGCACCCGCGCTGAAGTACACGCACCGGCGCATCCTGCTGGTGTGCTGCCAGTATCATGGCACGATGTACAGCAAAATGACAATCACGGCACAATAGCTGCAGGTTGTCATGGTTCAGGGTAACTCGTGGATCCGTAATAGTTGCCAGCGTAATCGGTTCAATGTGGTGCACCTCGTGGCCAATCACGGCCCCGCACCTCTCGCACCTGCCGCCGTCTTCCTTGATACGCTTCTGCACGTATGATTCCCGGCAGGCTTGCCATTCCTTGGAATGATAAAAGCTCTTTGCGTATTCTTTCGCCATTTAATCGATCCCGCACAATTTCCGCTCGCGGGCAGATAATTCGATTGTTATGCCGTCCACGGAATTCCGTCCACGGCGCCGGCGCTTCTCTGCCTCTGCCTCTGCCTCTGCCTCTGCCTCTGCCAGCCTATCCGCCGCCGTCGGGCTTAGCAAGTACCCGCCACCATATACACTTTTATTTGCTGGTTGGTTGTCCAGTTTGTTAATCCGGTGCAAATCGTCCAGGTTGAAGCTTATGTCGATGCCGTAATTGACCAGATAATTCATCTTTGCCGCCGTCAGCAGCTGGGGCGGATAATTCCACGATGTCATATTCTTAATCTTTTTCGCCTTCTGCCGGTTCTCTTCGTTGGCCGCATTGATTGCATTCAGCAGCTCGACATCCGTTCGGATGCCGGCAGGTTCCAGATTCGTGGCGAAAGACGTCCGGACCGTTGCGCCGTTCTCGTAGGTGACGGCAGCGCCCAGGCAGATGTGCATCTTCTCCCGGTAGTTCGTTCCGATCACCGTGGACATGCCCGGCGTGAACAGAAACCACTTGATTCCGTTCTCATTGTAAAAATCCATAATCTTCCGCAAAATCGAAAATGGCGGATTATCCACAACAACCTTCCCGGTGTAGTCCTCTGCCTGATAATCTCCGCCCGGGTAGAATGGCCGGACGAATGTGCCCGGGTCCAGTCCGTACCGTTCCGCAACGTAATCGCGCACCACGCTATAAACATTGTCGGGCGTGTAGCAATCGTCTGTTGTTAATTTTGGCTTTGCCGATTCCACTAGTTCTTCATACGTTTTATTAATTGCCATTTCGTTCTCCAAAATTTATATAAAACAAAATACGGCCCAGCCTTTCGGCCTGCCGTACTTCGTCAAAACACATTATTTCATCTGGGGGTGATGTTCCAATGTTCACGCTATTATTATAGCACATTTTCTCGAATATTTTGTTATATCTTTTCAAGAAACCAAATCTACATGTTCAAGATTTCGGTTTCAGTTCCGGCAGGTTGTTGCGCTTTGCGTACTCTTCAAGTGCTTTCCGGCGGATTTGGCGAACGTAGTCCTTCGCATACCCTAGGCGGTCGCCGGTCACGTCGTCACGATCGCGGCGCATGTAGTAGGCCACCAGCACGTCCCGGTGCGTTGGTTCCAGCTTTTCCAGCTCGGCCAGGATGTCCCGGTTCAGCTGCATCCAATCCCGGACACGCTCTTCCAGTTTGTCTTTTTCCTCCATCAATTTGATGATTGTGCGATCCATGCGGTCGTGTTCTGCGCTAGTCTGCACACGCTCACCCGTTCCGCTGGTGCCCGCTGCTGTTGCAATCGTTTTCAGTTCTTCGATGCGGTTGCACAGAATGGAAATCTGCGTTCTCGCCTCTGCCAGCTGCATCAACCGCTTGTGTGCTGCGTATGCTTCGTCCGTCATTCCTCTGCCTTATCCTTCCTGCTTATCCATCGTCTCAATTATAACTCTGGTGTTATCTTTTCGCCCGTACTGCTTCCGGATTACGGCCCCGGCAATCTGGCCGTCGTCCTTATAGGCCACGCCGTTCAGGGCATCCGCCACGCCCTTCATCAGGTTGTCTAAATCCGGGCGGCAGGTTGGGCACATTCCCCGGCGGATCACCTCTTCCCGCCGTGCCTTGCTCCAGCTTTTCGGCGGGGCGAACGTGAACGTTAGTTCCATCAGCAGCGGCACCCCTTCCGGGAACTGTTCCCCGGCGGCCTTGCTTCTCCTATACGCCAGCACAACGGATTGTTCAAAGGCCATCGTCTTCCGGGGCGTGTAGGCGTATCCCTTTTTTGTCACCCGTGGCCGGGCTTTCGGAACCGGACGGCCCGGAACGTGGAAAACTACTCTCATTCTTTCGCCCCCTCTTCCGTTGCGCAAAATTCTATTCTTCCGTCTGGGTAAAATTCTATTTTTCCGTCGAACATCGTCTGCATTTCCCTTTCTTGCCGGCACCATTCTCGTTCTTCCCGTTCTTTCCGGTGCCGCTCTTCCAGTTCTTCCCGCTCTTTCCGGCGCTGCTCTTCCAGTTCTTCCAGCATGATCATACCGTTAAGCACATTCAGCGCCGTGAATTCTAGCCCTTGGATGGCAGATTCTTCCAGCGATCGGCGTATCGTGTCCCACATGAGCGCATAGTTCCAGTCTTTGTTCACTCTTCTCCCTCCATTTCTTCCAACTCTTCCAGCATTTCCAGCACTTCCTGGAAGGCATCCACCTGCCCCTGGTGGAAGCACTTCATGCCGTTCCTGTTCCGCTTCCGGTCGTCCTCGTAGTCCTCGGTCGCGAACTGTAGGCGCTGGTTAATCATGTCCCGCACATCGTCAATATCTATCCGCATAGGTCCGCCCGTCCTTTCCGTTTCAGAATTCTGCTTTGTAGCTCTTCCAGTTCCCGCCGGTCCTCTTCTGCCTCTGCCTGCCGGATTGCTTCCAGCTCCCGTTCCTTCCGGTCAGCGTGGTCCTCAGAAATCCAGCCCAGTAGCCACTGATAGTCGTCCATCATGGCCGCGTTTTCCCGGCCAACCTTGTAGCGGCTCAGCCGGTGAATGTAGCGCGTGATTTGGTTCGGGATTCTGTTCTCCAGCTCTTCCAGCTGCGCCGGCGTCAATTTAACATTCTTATTCGGGCCGCACAGAATAGTGGCAGCCTCTGCCCTGCCGTTCTTTTCCTCAGGCAGAGGGACGGCCTCCGACGTTGTGAAGTTTTCCACAGCCTCGGCAGATTCCTCGCACGCGCCCGCGGTGTGTGTGTTTATATTATTATTATTAT